CCTGCCTTCCCCTCCCCAACACGGTCCGAAATTCACCAGGACAGTCCATTTACCGCCCGACCAGTCCAAGAAGGTGACCAAAGGTGACCAAAGGTTCCCGAGCGCTCCGAGGGGCAACAGAACCAAGGCTTCACAGCCCTTACTTAAAGGGCGCTTCTAAGGTTGGCGATGTAATTGAGTTATCAGAACTAATTAAGATGCCGCTTTTACCGTGGCAAAAGTTTGTATTAACGGACATGCTGCGCGTGGATAAAAAGGGAAACTGGATGCGCAAAACCAACCTGTTGCTAGTTGCCCGGCAGAACGGTAAAACTCACTTAACGCGTATGCTGATCTTGGCTCACCTTCTAAAATGGGATAGCAAAAATATCATCATTGCTTCATCTAATCGCTCGATGGCTTTGGACACCTTTCGCCAAGTAGCCAATGTCTTTGAAAGCAACGAGAACCTCATGGCGCTGGTTAAGCAGATCCGTTACGCAAATGGAACTGAGTCGATCGAAATGAAAGACGGCCGACGTTTAGATGTCGTAGCAGCTACTCGTGATGGCGCTCGTGGTCGATCCGCCGATGCACTATTCCTCGATGAAGTTCGTGAATGGTCTGAAGAAGGCTATCGAGCAGCGATGCCGGTAACTCGCGCTAGACCTAATGCGCATGTATTCCTAACTAGCAACGCTGGAGATGCTTTTAGCACCGTACTTAACGGACTGCGCGAAAGAGCGCTAGATAATCCGCCAAAGTCTTTCGGCTTCTATGAATACTCCGCGCCTCAGTATTGCAAGATCGATGATCCTAAATCTTGGGCGCTTGCTAATCCTGCGCTGGGCTATCTGGTCACTAAAGAGACTTTGGCTGAGTCAGTTGCGACTTCTCCTATTGAAAACACTCGCACGGAACTGCTTTGCCAATGGATCGACTCCCTAAGCAGTCCGTGGCCTCATGGCATACTTGAGGACACTAGCGATGCAAGCCTAACGATCCCGCCGGGCGGATACACAGTCTTTGGCTTCGATGTCTCGCCTTCACGCCGCAATGCTTCGCTCGTTGCTGGCCAGATATTGCCTAATGGCAAAATAGGCGTAGGCATCTTGCAGACTTGGGAAAGTGCAGTCTCCGTTGACGATTTGAAAATTGCTGCAGATATTAAGGCATGGGCTGACCAGTACAGACCCCGCCAAATCTGCTTCGATAAATACACAGCCCAAAGCATCGCCGACAAGTTATCCAATGCTGGCTGCATGATGCAAGATATCTCAGGTGCTTCGTTCTATCAGGCGTGTGGAGATTTACTCGATGGACTGTCGAACCTCAGGGTCGTGCACTCAGGGCAACAAAACTGGATCCAGCAGATGAATAACTGCGCAGCTAAAGTTAACGACTCTGCTTGGCGTATCGTTAAAAGAAAATCCGCTGGCGATGTCTCTGGCGCTATTGCTACTGCAATGGTTGTACACATGCTAGGCAAACCACAACAGGTTGCGGCTATATACACGGAATGACCTACATGTAGTGTATAATTGCACTCTATGGGTATCCTTTCGCGCCTTACAGGTGCAACGCCAAAGTCAAACATCGAAGCGCAAGCTGCTCCGCAAGTCTTAGGCGAGTATTCACCTTATGCGATGCCCTTTCAGTATGCCTATGTAGGCCGTACCGAGGCTATGGGAGTTCCAGCGCTTGCGCGCTGCCGTAACTTGCTTGCTGGCACTATCGGAACAATCCCGCTAAATCTTTACAAGAAATCAACTGGCGAAGAACTTGGAAATCCGCTTTGGTTAGATCAACCTTCATATAACCAGCCTCGTTCTATTACTATCGCTTACACAGTTGACTCTCTTTTATTTTACGGCCAAGCCTTTTGGCAAGTTGTTGAGACATACGCTGAGGATGGCCGCCCTTCACGCTTTGAATGGATCGCCAATAACCGCGTAACTGCAACACTCGATAAAGATAACGTCTTTGTTCGATCCTATGCAGTCGATGGCATGGTCGTGCCTATGGATGGACTTGGATCGCTAATTACATTCCAGTCACTAACTGACGGCATCCTAAATACCGGCACTTCAACAATTCGTGCAGCGCTAGATATTCAGAAAGCCGCAGTTATCGCTGCTGCAACTCCGATGCCTACGGGCTACCTAAAAAATACAGGCGCAGATTTGCCGCCTCAAGAAGTTCAGGGATTACTAGCTGCTTTTAAGAACGCTCGACAAAATCGCAGCACCGCTTATTTAACATCTACTCTCGAATATAACACCGTAGGATTTAGCCCTAAAGACATGATGTACAACGAGGCTATCCAAAACCTAGCGACTGAAATCGCTCGCCTTTGTAACGTACCGCCTTACTATGTCTCAGCAGATCAAAATACGACTATGACTTATGCAAACGTCCAGGATGAGCGTAAGCAATTCCTGACCCTATCTTTGCAGCCATTTGTCTCAGCGATCGAAGATCGTCTATCTATGGACGATATCACCGCACGAGGTAATGAAGTCCGCTTTGATATTGACCACAACTATCTGCGCACAGATCCTTTGGTTGAACTGCAAATTATTCGTGAACTTCTTGATCTCCAGTTAATTACTCAAGATCAAGCAATGGAAATGACCGATCTAACACCTAACGGAAATGGTGGAATGCAATGAACGAGATCCTAACCTTCTCGGCAGAACTCACAGCAGATAGCGCAGCGCGCACTATCTCTGGCAAAATCGTGCCATTCGGCGGTGAAGTTGGAAACACTTCCGCCGGTGCAGTTGTCTTTGAGCGCGGCGCAATAAACATCTCAGACACTAGCAAAGTCAAACTCTTATTAGAGCATGACCCTAAGCAGCCTATTGGCCGCGCTCAATTTTTTAATGAGACTGAAGATGGCATCTTTGCATCTTTCAAAGTCTCAAAGTCATCACGCGGAACAGATGCGCTAATTGAAGCATCTGAAGAACTTCGTACTGGTCTTTCAGTCGGAGTTATGGTCAATGCAGCAAAGCCTAAGAACGGCGTATTGCATGTAACGAGCGCTGACCTGCTCGAAGTAAGTTTGGTACAAGCAGCGGCGTTCAAGTCTGCGGCAGTAACCGATATAGCGGCTTCTGAAGATGAAGTCGTTGAACCTATCCAACCAACAGAAAGCGAGACAGCCACCGTGGAAGAAACCACTTCAGCAGTCGAAGCAACACCTACAGTTGAGGCTGCCGCAGTTGAAGCTGCTCGCCCTGCTGTAACAGCAATGGCTTATTCAAAGCCTCGTATCGAAATCACAGCAGCAAAGTACGTTGAAAACACAATTCGCGCAGCAATGGGCGATGAGTCAGCTCGTCAGTACATCCGCGCTGCGGACGATACTTCAGACAACGCTGGTCTAGTACCAACTCGTCAACTTCAAGAAATCATCAACCCACTTGGAACAACAATTCGCCCATCGATCGAAGCGATCTCACGCGGAGTTCTTCCAGATGCAGGTATGACTTTCGAGATCCCAAAGATCACAGCAATGCCTACAGTTGCAGTAACAGCAGAAAACGCAGCGTTCTCAGATACAGATCAGAACTCAGCGTTCCTCTCAGTAGATGTTAAGAAGTACGCCGGACAGCAGACATTCTCTGTTGAATTGCTCGATCGCACATCACCAGCGTTTTTCGATGAACTCATCCGCAACATGGGCGCAGCTTACGCAAAGGCTACAGATGCAGCAGTTAACGCAGCATTGATTACCGGCGCATCACTAGATGCAACAACTACAACAACATATCCAACAGCTTCAGAATTGCTCGGAATTGTTGCTCGCGGTTCAGCATCTGTTTACAACGCGACACTAGGCTTGCCTAACCCATTCGCTCGTAACATGATCGTTAACACTTCACAGTGGTCAAACATCATGACTCTTAACGATGCAGGCCGTCCTATCTACAACGCTTCACAGCCTATGAACGCTGGCGGCGTTGCAACTCCTACAGCTCTACAGGGCAACGTTGCAGGACTCAACCTCTTCGTAACACCTAACACAGCTTCTGGAACCGACACAGATGGTTCTATCATCATCGTGAACCCAGATGCGTACACATGGTACGAGTCATCTAATTATCGCTTGCGCGCGGAGTCAACAGCCAGCGGAAGCATAACTATCGGCTACTACGGCTTTGGTGCTATCGCTACTAAGGTCGCAGCAGGCGCGTTTAAGAACAACAAGGCGTAATTAACGCTAACTAAGTCGCTGGCGGCCTAGTGCCCTTCTAGGCCGCCAGTCTTTAGAAAAGAGGAAAGATGTCGCTCACAACAGTCGCAGAGTTACGCACCGCTTTAGGCGTTGGCACACTCTATGCTGATGCGACCCTGCAAGAAGTCTGCGATGCCGCAGATAATGTCTTGCTGCCTTTTATCTGGTCTAATACTCTCTCGATCATTGGGCATAGCAACACAGCAAGCACCGGCACTTCATACTTTCAGGACTCTATTACTGACGTTCTTTATGTCGGCCAAACCATAGTTATTACTGGCGCAGGATCCAAGCACAACGGATCTAAAACAATTACTGGCATGACTAGCCATTCAATTACTTATGCAATTACTGGCAACAACAACACAGTAACTCCACGCCATCCGATCAACCCTTACGGCCTACTTTCAGCCGAGACTTATCTTGATCCTTCAACAGTTCCAGCGATCCAAGAAGCTGCGCTGATGGTTTCAATAGACATCTGGCAGAGCCGCCAAGCGCCTTCAAGCGGCGGAGTCACAGTCGATGGATACGCACCAAGCCCTTACCGCATGGGCAATACTCTCATGGCTCGCGTTCGTGGCTTGCTTGCACCTTACCTAGATCCGCGTTCGATGGTTGGCTAACCATGACCGCAGCGATCTCAACCCTTCGCACAACTATTGCGACAGCACTTACAGATAATTCACTTTATTCAGTCTTTGCTTTTCCACCAGCTACGCCTATCGTCAACAGCGTAGTAATTAGCCCGGCTGATCCTTACGTCACACCAAACAATAATAGCCGCAACACTATTGCGCCTCTGGCTAATTTTAATCTAAATATCTTCGTTCCACTTTTGGACAACGAAGGAAACCTAAATGGAATTGAGGAGATGCTAGTTGCTGTGTTTAACAAACTGGCGGCATCCTCGATCGTCTATAATGTGGGAGATGTGAGCGCGCCGAGCGTTCTCAATGCTGCATCGGGCGATCTACTCACTTGCTCAATGCAAGTGTCAGTCCTAACGAGTTGGAGTTAATTATGTCCGAGTGGGAAAAAGAGCAAGAAGCCTTCCTGATTAAGATCGGGCAGGTTGCACCAGCAGCACCAAAACCATCAACTAAGAAAGACGAGGAATAACCTAAATGGCAGTATTTCTAAGCAATAACGTAGGCGTGAAGGTTAACTCCGTTGATCTTTCTGACCACGTTACAGCAGTAACAATTAACCGTTCATTCGATGAACTCGAAGTAACAGCAATGGGTGACTCAGGCCATAAGTTCGTAAAAGGCTTGGAAGCATCAACTATCACTATCGATTTCCTCAACGACACAGCCTCAGCAAACGTTCTAGCAACTTTGCAGGCTGCATGGGGAACTAACGTTCCTATCGTTTTATTGCAGACTAAAGGCACAGCAGTATCAGCGACTAACCCTCTCTATACAGCTACTTGCCTAGTCAACAACACAACCGATATTAACGGCGCAGTTGGCGATCTTGGAACTCAGAGCATCACTTTTACAGTTTCAGGCACAATAGCAGTTTCACCAACTGGCTCATTTTAATAACTAACTAAGGGGCAAAAGCATGGCAAAACTAAAGGTAACAAGGGCAGATGGAAGCGTTAACGAGTATCAGATCACTCCGGCGATCGAGTACGCCTTCGAGCAGTATGCAAAGAAGGGCTTCCATAAAGCCTTTAGAGATGATGAAAAGCAGAGCGATGTTTATTGGCTTTGCTGGGAAGCAATTCGTCGGTCGGGTGAAACCGTAAAACCCTTCGGAGAAGCGTTCTTGGAAACTTTGATTAAAGTCGAAGTTCTCGATGACGACCCTTTGGAGTAACGCGAGAGTCCTTCACCTATCTCGTAGCGAGACTATCGCTTGAGACTGGGCTCTCGCCACAGACTTTAATTGAACTAGATCACACGATGTTCAGGACTTTACTTCAAGCCCTGAAAGACAGAGCGAAGGAGATGAACGATGCCAACAGAATTAAAAGGCGGCGTTAAACTTCGCAAAGCGCTCAAAGAGTTTGAACCTGATTTAGCCAAAGAAACAACCAAAGAACTGGGCTTTTTATTAAAGCCGATCACAACTAAGGCTCGCGGCTATATGCCATCAGAGTCACCGCTTAGCGGCTGGGCAGAACGTCCAGACGGTAAAGGCAAGTTTCCAACCTTTAACCCAACTATCGCCAAGCGCGGCATTTCATATAAGACATCACCTAGCCGCCCTAATCGCCGCGGCTGGCGTTCGCTTGTCTCGATCGTGAACAAGTCTGCCGCCGGTGCGATCTATGAAACAGCGGGGCGCAAGAACCCAGGCGGTAATTTTTCGCCTCGTCTTAATGGCGATCTAAAAGGCCGAGACAAGATGCAAGGCCGCGCTATCTTTCGTGCATGGGATGAAGATCAAGGCAGAACTCAGGGCGCAGTTATCAAGGCCATTGAGGCATCTGCCACTAAATTTAATAATAGAAGTCCAAAGGTGAACTAATGGCCACTAACGTCAAAATAGATATCGCCGCCGAGTTTGTCGGCAAGAAAGCCTTTACAGATGCTGCCAAGCAGACTATTGGACTTAACAACCAAGTTAAAACACTTGCTAAGTCTTACTTAGGATTATTTACCGCTCAACGTTTAGGACGTGCAGGCTTTAATGCGGCTAAAGCCTTTGCAGCAGACGATAAAGCAGCCAGAGTCCTAACCCAATCGCTTGATAACTTAGGTCTAGCCTTTGCAGACCCTTCAGTAAAGAACTTCATTCGCGATCTTGAGCAACAGTTTGGTGTCCTCGATGATCAACTTCGCCCTGCTTATCAGCGCTTATTGACTACTACTGGCGATCTTGCTAAAAGCCAAAAGTTACTGCGCACAGCACTCGATTTATCAGCAGCTAGCGGTGCAGATGTTGTAACCGTTGCCGGTGATCTATCTAAGGCCTATGTAGGGCAGACTCGATCCCTTGCCAAATACGGTTTAGGTTTAACTCAGGCTGAACTTAAAGCCATGAAGTTTGAAGAAGTCCAGACACGAATTAACACCCTATTCGGTGGACAGGCAACAGTCGCAGTAAATACCTATTCAGGAGCGCTTGCTCGTTTATCAGTCTCGGCTAATAACGCCAAAGAAGTAATCGGTGGCGGTTTGCTCGATGCACTTGCCGCACTTGGTGGCGGTGGAGAAGGTGGGCTTACTAACACACTCAACCTAATTGAAAAGACTTCTACTGCACTTGCTACCTTCATTCGCCGCTTTGGCGTTGGAGCAGGTATTGGCGTTAAGTTATTAAAGGGAGACTTAAAGGGCGCTATGGCGCTTGGTCAAGCAGAGCAGAACCGTGGCAAAGACATGTCTGGCTTAACCCCTGCTATTAAGGCTGAACTGGCCAAAGCAGCAGCCGCTAAAGCCTCAGCTAAGGCAACTGCTCAACAGACTAAAAACACTAAAGCCCAAACAGCCGCAGTTAAAGAACAAACAGCGCTGCAAAAGGCTGGAACTCTCTTTGATATTCAACAAGCTGGAATTATTGCTGCCCTCAAAGGCAAGATCACAGATGAGGAAAGAACTCGCCTAGAACTGCAACTAGCGATCCTCACCGGCAACACAGCAGAAGCCTCAAAATTGGCAGAGCAATTAGGCAAGGCTCAAGGATTAACTGAAAGCCTTCGTAAGTATCTTGCAGACATTCCAACAGCTAAGAACCCATTCGAGGCATGGAAGTTATATCTTGATGCTATTGAGGCACAGGCTCGTCGCATTGCTGGCATGACTCCTGTTGCTCCAGTCTCTATTGCTGGCGGTAACACTTCAGGCGTTTATAGTCCAGCAGTTCAATCAATGATTGCGGCTTCAACTCCATCGGTGGGAGTTGGCGCTGGCGGCGACGTTAATGTTTATGTCGCTGGTTCAGTTGTATCAGAAGCCGATCTAGTCGAAGCAGTATCTAACGGACTTCTCAACCGATCACTTTCAGGCTCTCCTTCTGCTATCGGCAGACTCAAGGGGTCATTCGGTACATGAGCATCCCTGCGCAAGTAACGGTTTCTTTCGACTTCTCATCTGGCGCGACATTTGGATTTCCAATGACGCTTGGAGACTCAAAGTATGGTCTTTTAGGCACAGGCACACTAGCTGCTTCAACTCCTATTGAACCAGTCGTTGACTTAACTCCTAACGTCCGTCAGATCAGTATTAGGCGCGGCCGTAACGTCATGCGCGACCAATATGAGGCAGGTACTTGCACCGTTCGCGTTATCGACACAGACGGTTCTTGGAACCCTCAGAACGTCAATTCGATTTATTATCCTTATCTAACACCGCTGCGTAAATTGCGTGTTGCTGCTACCTACGCTGGCACTTCGTATTTCCTTTATTCTGGCTATACGACTGAATATAAGTACACCTATCCTCAAGGCCAAGAATTAGGCTATGTGGACATCGTCTGCTCAGATGCCCTTCGCCTTATGCAACAGGCCACCGTTACAACCGTTACAAGCGCTACAGCAGGCCAAGATACAGGCACACGCACCACCAAGATCCTTGACCAAGTTCTATGGCCTAGCAACATGCGCCAGATCGACACAGGCAACACGACTTGCGTGGCAGATCCCGGCACAGCCAGAACTTCTCTCGATGCCCTATTCAACGCAGCGTTCTCAGAACAAGGCGCGTTTTACATCAACCAAGAAGGCACAGCAGTATTTAAGAACCGCACTAACACGATTACTTCTGCTAGTGCCACACCGATCGAGTTTAACCAAACTGGCGGCATACCTTATAAGGATCTCACATTCGCCTTCGATGATAAGTTGATCATCAACTCTGCCGGTATGACTCGTGTGGGTGGCACTCAGCAGGTATCAGAGAACGCAGCTTCTATTGCTAAGTATTTTCCTCACCAGCTAAACCAAGAAAACCTTATTGCGCAAACAGATACAGACACCCTAAACATCGCTCGCATCTATGTCGCGACCAGACAAGAAACTACAATCCGCATTGACTCCATGCTTATTGATTTGCAGGACACAGCGGTTCCAACTGCGACTATTCTCGACTTGGATTACTTCACACCGCTTAAAATCACAAACATTCAGCCAGATGGATCAACGATCGTTAAGACACTTCAGGCGCAAGGCTTTGCATGGGATATCACGCCAAATCAGATGCAAGTCGCTATTACTACCCTTGAACCAATTACTGACGGCTTCACGCTCGGTAGCGCAGTTCAGGGTATAATAGGCACATCAGTATTGGCGTATTAGGAGAATAAATGTCTGTCTTTCCAAGTAAAGTAAACTTCGTAACAGGAGATATCCTTACCGCCACCGATGTAAATGAGATCGGTCAGGCTATTAACCTGCTTGATGGCGCGCAGTTATCAGGCGCTAAGAACCGCGTTCTGAACTCTAACTTTTCTGTGTGGCAGCGCGGCACTTCTGGCGCTGGCTCTGGAACTGCTTTTGTAGCCGATAGATGGCAAGCCTATCGAGGCGCAGCAGGTTCAACTTTTAGCCGCCAAGTAACTAACGACACTACTAACCTGCCTTTTATTCAATACTGCATCAGAGCGCAGCGCGACTCTGGCAACACTTCAACTTCTCCTTATTCAATAGGTCAGAACTTTGAGTCAGTAAATTCAATTCCTTTGGCTGGCAAAACAGTAGTTTTATCCTTTTACGCTCGCGCAGGTGCTAACTATTCATCTGCTTCAGGCGCGCTAGAAGTTAACCTAGCAACTGGCACAGGCACAGACCAAAACATTTACACAGGCTTAACTGGTCGCGCTAACCCAATTCTGCAAAACGCAACACTTACAACCACTTGGCAGCGTTTTACTTATTCAGCAACACTAGCGACAACTGCGACACAGGTGGCGATGTCTTTCGCATCGACTCCAGTAGGTACTGCTGGCGCTAACGATTACTTTGAAGTAACTGGCGTTCAACTAGAGGTAGCAAATACGGCTTCACCTTATGCGCCTAATGGTGCTACTTATCAGGCTGAATTGGCTGCTTGCCAGCGCTACTTGCCAGCATTTAGCGGTTCAAGCCTTGGCGGTAACTTATTTAATATTATGGGCTTTGCTTACTCAACTACTAACGCGCAATTTAATATCCCGCTAGTAGTAACTCCTAGAGTTAGACCGACTGGTTTAACGGTATCTGCACTATCTGACTTTTCTGTAATTAACCAAGGCTTTTCTAGCGCAGCGCCTACGGCTATTTCGTTTAACTCAGGCGGTCAGATTATTCAAGTCAATACAACTACAACAGCAGGTTCACCAACTTTGGTGCTTGGTCAAACTTGCACATTGGCTTTATCAGGCGCTAACGGAACACTACTATTCACAGGTTGCGAGTTGTAATATGGAAATCTATAAAAACACACTAGGCGAAGACTGCGTAACTATTGAGAACGCAGACGGTTCTATCTGGTCAGGCTTGAAGTCTGCTTATGATGCAGAGCAAGCGGCTAAGGCTGAAGTTAAGGCAGATGAAGCCAAGACTAAGTAAGGCTGCTGCTCAACTTCGTGAACAGTTCGATGACTGCTTCAGCGATCGTGACCGTACCTCGGACGGCTGGATCGGTGATAGTCGGCACTCAGCTCGTAAGTCTGACCATAATCCAGATGAGCAGGGCTGGGTTCGTGCCATCGATGTTGACCGCGATCTATCCGGCAAGCCCAAGCCAGACCTCATGCCTGATGTGGCAGATCAACTTCGTATCTTGGCAAAGACTGATAAGAGACTGTCATATCTCATCTTTGACGGCAAAATTGCAAGCGCCAAAAGCGCTTGGCGCTGGAAAACTTATACTGGGATTAACAAGCATCGCCATCATCTCCATGTCTCGTTCACTACAAAAGGTGACGAGAATGGTTCGTTCTTTAATGTTCCGTTACTAGGGGGAAGCCAATGAACATGAAAAATCCTTATGTACTCACAGCAGGCGCGTTCTTATCTGCTTGGGCTGCATCTAACTTCGCAGCAGATTACCGCTCAATTCTCTGGGCTGTCCTTGCTGGAGTCTTTGGATATGCGACACCTAAACGATGACTCAGACCGATCTCCTAAATCTTTATATTGCTACGCTTGCGATAGTGGGTGGCTTGGCTGGCTATGTGATCACGCACTTGCTGTCGGAGATAAAGCGACTTAATTCGCGTGTCGATGAGATCTACAACATACTCTTAGAGCGATAATATCTGCTATGGCTCGCAAGAAGGCTATCGACTTAGAAGCATATTCAATGCTCGATCAGTACTGCATCGGGCTAAATGAGTATTACAAATCGCTAAGAAGAGCAGGGTTTAGCACCGAGATGGCTTTGGCTATTCTGCTTGAGCCTTTAACTTACCCGGCAACGATCCTGCCGACACCTAACTGGTTGCCACAACTTCCCGACTCGATCCCCTATGACGATGACGATGAGGATTAACAATGAAAAGAACTGTAATCGTTCCAGATCTACAGGTTCCCTATCACGATGAAGTTGCTGTCCGCAATGTTGCATCTTTTATTAAGGCATACCGCCCAGATAGCGTGGTTACTCTCGGAGACGAAATCGATCTCCCACAGATCAGCCGATGGTCAGACGGTACGCCGGGCTGGTACGAGCAGACACTAGCTGCTGATCGCGATCAAGCAGTCGAGGTTCTGTGGTCTTTGGTTGAACATGCCAAAGAAGCCCACATGATCCGCAGCAACCACACAGACCGACTTTACAATGTAATCATGAAAAAGATCCCAGCGTTCTTGGCTTTGCCAGAATTACGCTTTGAGCGCTTTATGCGTTTAGACGAGTTGGGCATCACCTATCATAAGAAGCCGTACGCCTTCGCTAAAGGCTGGGTAGCAGTTCATGGAGACGAGCAAGGCATTAACCCTAACGCGGGTCTTACAGCCCTCTCAGCGGCTCGTAGGCACGGTTTAAGCGTGGTTTGTGGACATACACACAGAGCGGGCTCATCGGCCTTTACAGAGGCATCTGGGGGCAAAATAGGCCGTATTCTGCGTGGGGTGGAAGGCGGGCATCTAATGGACGTGCGCAAGGCTGGCTATACAAAGGGAACTGCCAACTGGCAACAGGCTTTTATCATCGTTGAGGATACTCAGGTAACCCTAGTTAACTTGGAAAAGGACGGCACTTTCGTGGTTGCTGGCCGCCGGTATGGACGATCTCGATAACGACATTCGTCGCACGATAGACGATGCCATGGATGACGGAGAATTGTTACCGTTTCGTTATCTAAACACCGTGGATTAGTCAGACTTTTATGCAACACTTATGCCAAGAAGGTGCGAAGGGCGCACTAGAAGGGCAGTAAATGAACGCAGACATAGCAATTACTTTATCGTTAGCGCTAGGAACATTGATCGGCTTTGGCTTTGGTTATGGCAAAGGCTTCGAGCATGGCAAGATCAAGGGGCGCATCGCAGCTCGTAAGGTTGCTCGCCAGTTAGAGCAGGTCGGCCGATGAATGTCCGCGACTACCTCAACGAAGCAAGAGCAGCAGTCCAAGATCGAGGACTCGATTACGGTCACCCGACAGACAATATGGCAAGAACGGCTGCCCTCTGGTCGAGTTATTTGGAGATGCCAATTACTGACTATCAAGTTGCGACTTGCATGGCGCTCGTCAAAATAGCGCGAAGCATGGAAACTGCAAAAGTGGACACTTATGTCGATGCTGTCGCTTACATGGCTATTGCCGGACAACTACACACAGAGGAGAATGATCTCTATGTTTGATTTTAGCAAGCACGACAACGAAATTGCATTGAGTTTTCATATTGGTTATCAAACATCATGGAAAATCCTAGTTATTTCTATGAGTGTATATAAATACAGTCTCGTGATTAGCATAGGAGATAACTAATGTTCGATCTGTCGCAATATGAAACCGTGGATCAGAGGTTGGAAAAGTTTTGGGCAAAATACCCAGACGGCGCAATACTTACAGAATTGGTGGCCTACAAAGATGATCGATTCATTTTTAAAGCGAGTGTATATAAGACATTTGCGGACAGTCTTCCGTTTGCCACAGGGTTCGCGGAGGAGATCGTTAGCGGTAGAGGTGTCAATTCTACTTCTGCATGCGAGAACGCTGAATCTTCTGCGATTGGAAGGGCGCTTCATACAGGCGGTATTTCAAAGCATAGCGAAGGCAAGCCGAGACCTTCTGCCGAGGAAATGGCTAAAGTAAAGGCTAAGCAAGATAAGCCTTTACCTAACACTTTTGCCGAGAAGCTGGCAGACAAGATCACGATGCCGGTCGAAGATGATCCTTGGTCAACTAAGGCAGTCTCAGAGCCACCTAGCGCAGCCGAAGCGGTTGATCTGGTCAAAGAAGTATTAGGTGGAGTCAAGATCGACAAAGACATTCCGTTATGTCGTAACTGCCATGACCATAAGCCCATGAGTTGGAAAACAGGCGTAAGCGCTAAGAATAACAAGCCTTGGGCTAACTTTAGCTGCTTCGCATGTAAGGATGTGCTTTGGTACAACCTAGCGCCAGACGGAACTTGGAAGGTGCGTGAAGGTCAATGAGCGGCTTACAGTTTATGAACCAAGATGGCGAATGGGAGTCATTTCCAGATGTCGATGTAATTGAACATTATAAATCTATACGCGAAAAGATCAAAGCAAGTGGGATTACTACTCGATGCTGTTTATGTAATCGTGAGTTCGATGTCTCCGAGATAGTAATTACCGGCGGATCTTTAACTGCTGGATTTACTTGGTCATGTCCTGACTGCCATGCAGTTACTTTGGAGTCAAGTGTCTCAAAGTAGAAAACACCGCGGCTTTCGCACAGAGCGAGTAGTCGCAGATTATCTGAGGCTCTGGTGGGATGGAGCCACAGTAGGTCGAGGCAATGGGCGCGACATTCTCAATGTCCCGTTCGACTGCGAGGTTAAGGCGCGCACAGGTCTCGACATAAAGGGAACGCTGCGCCAGATCGAGGCTAGAACAACCGAGAGCGGCTTATTGGGGTTTGCTTGCTTTCGACTAAACGGGCAAGGTGAACAGCCTTCCGATTATGTAGCCATGCTGCGTTTAGGCGATCTGGTGCAGCTACTCCTTGACGCTGGATATGAGAAGCGCAAGGACGTAGTGCAAGACTCAGATATAAAACGATGTAACCAATGCGGTGAGTGGACTATCAACGATCCGTGTAACTTCTGTGAGGATCAGTAATGCCTATCTACGAGTTTGAATGTACTAACGATCTATGCGAAGCCAACCTTCGCTACGAGAAGGAGTTAAAGATAAATGAACCACACGATGTTGAATGTGGGTTCTGCCATGAACCTATGCGCAAGATTTACAGCAGCTTTGGCATACAGTTTAAGGGCTCTGGCTTTTACTCTACGGATAAATAACTTATCAACACCTGTGGATAACTAATGTACATTCCTTCACTTAACGCTCACGACACGCCCACTTTATCCACATGCTTGACACGACCGCTACACTCTAGGCAAGAGCCCATCGAGGGCTCAACCCGCGCCCGTAAGGGCGTAGCGCGGGGGGTTGCTGGAGTGTTAGTGGGATCTCTATGTCTGATGAGTCCTCAGACATCAGAGGCTCAATTAGTGCCAACTAAAAGCATCAAATCATTAGCTGATTACCAATTAACAGATAAGCAATATCATTGCCATAATCAGATCATCTACAGAGAAAGTCGTTGGAATATCAACGCAGTTAATGGCTCACACTTTGGGCTATACCAAGGTAAGTCGGAGAGCCTAAAAGGCGCACCGGTTGATTACCAGTTCTATTGGTATTGGTACTATGTATCTAATAGATACGGTATTACTCAATACGATGAACCTAACTACTGTTTAGCGTTACATCATCTCAAGAGATATGGTTGGCAGTAATGGTTTATGGCGTAACAGTAAGAGGCAACTGCCATTGTGGTAAGCCCGTTCGATCTAAAGGTAGAGCCAATAGCGGCGAACAGATTTTCGATAAGTTGTGTTGGAAATGTAGATGGGGTAGTTATCGTAAGCATAAGAAAGATCACTGTGAGCAATGCGGCTTTATAGCCTTACACACAGTACAGCTAGATGTGGATCATATAGACGGTGATCGCACTAATAATAATTCTAATAACCTTCAGACTTTATGCGCTAATTGCCACAGGCTAAAGACTCATATAAACAAGGATCATCTAAAGAGATGAGTTACCCTAAGAGCAAAGACCCTAGAGATAGCAGGAAGTGGCGAGCCCTGCGCAAGGTAATCCTTGCAAGGGATGGCTATGTATGCCAGTACTGTGGACAGATAGCAGATACGGTTGATCACGTGCTATCTATCAAAGATCACCCTGATCAGGCTATGAGTCCTGAGAACCTATTAAGTGCGTGCAAGTCGTGTAACTCACGCAAGGGATCACGCTCACATGGGGCTTTTTTAGCACAGAAGTTCAC